ACCATGTTGTCACCACCGAAAAGGCTGATCGCACTGCCCACGATATAGAGGCAGAGCTACAACAGAAGCTGGCGCGGTTCATGGCCGATTAGGGCCAAACCCAAAATTACTGTCATAACAAGGGGTTAGCGGGTGTTTTTTTGCAGTCGGCGAGACCCCACCCGCCCCCGCCCACCCCATTTGCGCCGCCGTATGGCCGTCGTATATACATGATGTTCCACACATCCAAATATCTCCCAAAAATAATACCCCTCCCCCTATGTTTTTTTGTGCCGATGTGCTGTTGTTTTTGTACGGGGGTACAAATCTGGCAAAGAGGGTAGGAATCATACACCCCCATATACTTCTCACTATCAGGAGATACAGGTGATTATCTACGATGATGATGGAAGGATGGATCGTTTGGAGAGTATGGGGCTATGCCCACGCTGTGAGACGCATCTGAGGACTGATTCCAAGGGACGGTGCAAGTGTTGCGGGCTTTGTGTGCCTAAATGTATCGATGAGCGTAGAGAGGATCTCTACTTGAAGGATGAGGCTTATAGTACATGAACGATATAGAGCTTATGTATTATATATATATTATATACTATGTACTATATAGTTTTGCCGAGGCATTCGTTCTCCCGATGTCTCCGGCGGGGATGGGTAGTTCCTCCTCCCTCCTCGCCGTCAACATCTAGGAACTCGTGTTGACCCTGTATCTTCTCCTCATAGGATTCATCGTAACAGGGGGTGATTTTGAGGGAAGCATATATGTTGTTAAAGAATGCCCGCCAATAGAGATGGTCATACCTGAAATCAGGGACAGAGTAGAAAAGGGGGGAGTTCTTTATTGGACAGCGAAGTGCAGTGAGTTTGATTTTGTGCCTTTTGAGATGCCAAGGAATATAAATCGCACATGAACCAGATAGCAGGGCTTAAAAACAAGCTGCAAAAGCTGCCCCCAGACCAGAAGCAAGAGATTCTGGCCCTCTTGTCCGAGCTTGAAGAGGTAAGGGGCAAGGAAGAGTCCCGTACAGACTTCCTCACTTTCGTAAATCGCATGTGGCCAGCCTTCATCAGTGGCCGACACCACAAGGTGATGGCCGATGCCTTTGAAAGGGTGGCGAATGGGGAGCTAAAGCGCCTTATCATCAACATGCCGCCCCGTCATACCAAGTCGGAGTTCGCTTCATACCTGTTTCCGGCGTGGTATCTTGGCAGATATCCTGAAAAAAAGGTGATCCAGACCGCTCATACCGCCGAACTGGCTGTTGGATTCGGTCGTAAGGTGCGTAATCTGATCAATCAGGAAGATTATCAGGAAGTTTTCCCCGGTATAGAGCTTTCAAGCGACTCAAAAGCTGCTGGACGCTGGAATACGAACAAAAAAGGCGACTATTTTGCCATTGGTGTTGGTGGTGCCGTCACTGGTAAGGGTGCTGATGTTCTGATTATCGATGATCCGCATTCAGAACAGGACGCTGCGGTGGGTGCATACAACCCAGAGGTCTATGACAAGGTCTACGAGTGGTATACGTCTGGACCTCGTCAGCGTTTACAGCCGGGGGGAGCCATCATTGTCGTGATGACGCGGTGGTCAACGCGGGATCTCACGGGCCAGATCATCAAATCCGCTACTCAGAGAGAGGGCGCTGACGAATGGGAAGTGATTGAGCTTCCTGCCGTGATGCCATCCGGTGATCCGCTATGGCCGGAGTTCTGGCCCATCGATCAGCTTGACAGTCTCAAAGCAGAACTGCCTGTCTCCAAATGGTCAGCCCAGTATCAGCAAGACCCGACCTCTGAGGAGGGCGCACTCATCAAACGTGAGTGGTGGCAGGAGTGGGAATACGAGAACCCGCCCCACTGCGATGCGATTATCCAGAGTTGGGACACCGCTTTCCTCAAGACGCAACGCGCCGACTACTCTGCTTGCACAACATGGGGGGTGTTTCACCATCCGAATGAAAACGGTGAGTCGATACCCAATCTGATCCTGCTTGATGCGTACAAGGAGAAGCTGGAGTTCCCTGATCTCAAACGCGCTGCATACGAAAAATACTGGGAGTACGAGCCTGATCAGATGATCGTGGAAGCAAAGGCCGCTGGATCTCCCCTCATCTTTGAGCTTCGCGCCATGGGGATTCCGGTGACAGAGTTTACACCGTCAAGGGGTCAGGATAAGATAGCCCGTGTCAATGCAGTGAGTGACCTGTTCGCATCTGGCATTGTGTGGTGTCCAGCTACAAGGTGGGCCGAAGAGGTTGTCGAAGAATGTGCAGCCTTCCCCGCTGGTGACAATGACGACTTGGTAGACTCCACAACACAGGCTCTTCTGCGGTTCCGTCAAGGCGGTTGGATCAGAAGCTCAATGGATGAGTGGGATGATGAGCCAATCTACAGAAGGCCGGTTGAATATTACTGAGGGGATCTAGAATGGCAGTCGAAAAGCAGATGACACCATCGGATGTAGAGATGGAGGGGACTGAGGCCGTAGAGGTGGAGATCGTAAATCCAGATTCCGTCTCTGTCTCTGGAGACGATGAATCCATGGTCATTGATTTTTCTGGAGAGATGGTCGAGCAGATCATGGGTCCAGAGCATGACGCCAACCTTGCCGAATACATGGAAGATGCGGATCTTGAATCCTTGGCATCAGAACTTGTCACAGATTTTGAAAGCGACAAGCAGTCCCGTCGTGATTGGGCAAGGAGCTATACTCGCGGCCTTGATCTCCTTGGAATGAAGATCGAAGAGCGCACTCAGCCTTGGCAGGGCGCTGCTGGCGTGTTCCACCCACTTCTCACAGAGGCAGTCGTCCGCTTCCAAGCACAAGCCATGGGGGAGTTGTTCCCGGCATCAGGCCCCGTCCGCACCAAGATTGTTGGACGCAAGGATGCAGAAAAGCAGGAACAGGCCCAGCGCGTCGAAGAGGAGATGAATTATCTCCTGACAGAGAAGATGACCGAATACAGGGACGAGACAGAGCAGATGCTATTCCGTCTTCCTCTGGCCGGTTCTGCGTTCAAGAAGGTCTATTACGATCCGCTGATGGAACGCCCCTCTGCCATGTTCGTGCCTGCTGAAGACTTTGTCGTGTCATACGGCGCATCTGATCTCGCCACATGCCCACGCTATACGCATGTGATGAAGAAGAACGCCAACGAGATTGTCGAGCTACAGGTCAACGGCTTTTACCGTGATGTCGAGCTTCCTGATCCCGAGCCTGACTATTCGGACATTCAGGAGAAGTATGACGAGATCGAAGGAGAGACAGCCGTCATCGAAGATGATGACCGGCACACTGTTCTTGAGTTCCATGTCGATTTGAACATGCCGGAACCCTTTGATGACCCAGACGGCATAGCCCGTCCGTATGTCGTCACCCTAGACAAGTCGTCCAAGATCGTTCTTTCGATAAGGAGGAACTGGTATGAGGGAGATCCTAAAAAGCGTAAGAGACAACACTTCGTACATTATCGCTACTTACCGGGCCTCGGGTTCTACGGAACGGGTCTTATTCATCTTATTGGCGGTCTTGCTAAGAGCGCCACTTCTATTCTTCGCCAGCTTATTGACGCTGGCACTCTATCGAACCTCCCTGCTGGCCTCAAAGCTAGGGGTCTTCGCATTAAAGGCGATGATTCGCCTCTCATGCCGGGTGAGTTCCGCGATGTGGACGTACCGGGTGGTGCAATTCGGGATTCTATTGCATTCCTGCCTTACAAGGAGCCGTCGTCGGTACTCTATCAACTGCTTGGAAACATCGTTGAAGAGGGGAGACGGGTTGGCTCCGTTGCGGATGTACAAGTTGGAAATCTCAACCCACAGGCTCCAGTAGGCACCACTCTCGCTCTGATGGAGCGCAGCATGAAGGTGATGTCTGGTGTTCAGGCCAGATTGCATGCGGCACTGAAGCGCGAGCTTGGTCTGCTCGCTGTGGTCATCAAGGACTACATGCCCTCAGAGTACGCCTACGAGATGGATGGTGATTTTGATCGCCGCAAAGACTTTGATGATCGCGTCGATGTTGTGCCGGTGTCAGACCCGAATGCAGCTACCATGTCACAGCGGGTTGTTCAGTATCAGGCAGCCCTTCAGTTGGCACAGCAGGCACCAAACCTGTATGACATGGGCAAGCTGCACAGGCAGATGCTTGAGGTTCTTGGCATCAAGGATGCTGATGAGATCATCAAGCTGCCTGAAGACATCAAGCCGCACGATCCGGTTACAGAGAACATGGCGATGCTGAAGCAGGAGCCAGTTAAGGCGTTCAAGTATCAGGATCACGAGGCCCATATTCAGGTTCATTTGGCTGCGGCACAAGATCCAAAGCTGCAAGAGATTGTCGGGCAAAGCCCGTTTGCCGGTGCTATTCAGGCCGCCATGGCAGCCCATGTCACGGAGCATGTGGCGTTCCAGTACCGCAAAGAGATCGAAAAGAACCTCGGTGTTGGCATGCCGGATGAAGATAAGCCGCTGCCAGAGGATGTGGAGATCGAAATATCCCGCCTTGCCTCTGAAGCCGCAGCCAAGCTGCTGAAGAAAGATCAAGCAGAGATGGCGCAAGAGCAGGCTATGAAGCAACAGCAAGACCCACTTACCCAGATCCAGCAGCGTGAACTCGCTCTGAAAGAGGCAGAGTTTGAGCATAAGAAGCAGCTTGATATCGCCAAGTTGCAATCAGATGCTCAGGCGAAGGCCGCGAATGTAGAAGTGCAGAAAGATCGTATCGAGTCGGAGGAAAAGCGCGAAGGTGCAAGACTCGGAGTCCAGATCGCCCAAAAGGCAGATGATGCTCGCCGTGAAGATATCAGGGAGGGCATTGAGCTTGGGCGTGAAATAGCAAGGGAGATAACAGAGAGCGATGAATGAGCTTGAAGCCGTTAGGCAGAAAATACGCGAATACATGAATCACATTGCGGATCATATGGCTGGTGGGGGCTGTGAGGACTTTGAGTCCTATATGCGACTTGTT